ATAAAGCAAAGTAATTTCTAAAAAGTTTGGAGGAAAATTAAAATCTCTTTTTGGAGTTATTTCTTTACTTGAAAAAGTTTTGCTATAATCCTCAATGTCCTTTGCAAATTGTTTTCCAAATTCTAAGAAAGGGGAAGGTTGATCGGGAATGCCAATAAAATATTTCTTTTGATATGCTATTGGATCGCTTTCCCAAAGGTTAATTTGGGATACTGATAAGTGTTCCTTAGGTAATTTAAGCATTGTAATTGTTTTTATAATTCATAAAAAAGAGGCAGTTCAGTTACCGCCTCATCAAATGAGTCATTACTTTATTTTTTGTGATACTTGAATAAAAATGGTACTTGTCGCTGCGCTTAAATGTTCTTGCGCTACACCTTCAGCCGCCAATTTATTATAAATGTCAACATAACCTTGGCTATAAATTGCAGCAACCTCAAATATTAAAGCAGCAAGATCCGGTGGTTCAGCCATCTGCTTTTGTTGCTCAATAACTGCAACTCCAGTCGGTGTAGCTGGTTGCTCGGCTACAATGTACTTATATTTTCCTTTATCGTCAAGTACATCAATAATTTCTCCAGTTTTTAAATTTTGGATTGGGTCACCTGGTTTCCCGTAAATCCTTGCTTCTTTGCCGTCATTAAAGACAACAAGCACATTAATAGAAGGACCATATTGCCCTTCTCTTGGCGCACCAGCCGCGTATTTAACTTTGCCTTTAGTGATTATCATAGTAATCTTCTTTTTGAGCGTCTAATCTTTTTAATTCTTCTTCTTCCATCCAGTTAGATAATTGCTGCGATATCCATTCAAAGTCAATCGCCTGTAGCATAATCGAATTAAACAATTGTTGTTCTTGTGGCAAAAGGTCATTGAAATTAAATATAAGGTCAATAGCACTTTCGACTCCTTCTTGTGATATATCCTTGATGCTATACACATCGGTAAGGTAATTTAATACTGCGTAATTTGCGTCGTTCATTTTTCGTTAATTTTAATAAGCCAGGCTTTGGTTTCTATAATAGAATTATCTAACAGTAATTTAAAATATCTGTGATTAAAATCCAATCCATCAATACCAGCAATAACTTCAACCTCGTCTATAATTTTTTTCATGTGTTCCAATCTGTGTAATCCACTTGCATTAGTACATTCATTTTGTACCATACAGTATATTGATATACGGTAAAATTGTTCGGCTATAGCCTTTTGTCTGTCCTCTGGTGTCATTGTAATTTGTTTTGTTAATGATATCAAAGATAATATTAAATATAATACAAAGTACATTTTTATTAAAAATAATTTAAAAAAAAATAAAAAAGGTAGGATAACAATTACCCTACCTCTAAAACCAAAGTTTACGAATGACAATTACAATATCTTACTATTCCCATCAAGTGTAAAATTAATTACTTTCTTGTAAACTGCTAATTTATATGCTATCACTTTTGCCCTTGGTAAATTGCCCTCTGCAATCTTCTTCATGTGTGCTTTCCTGTCATAAACATTGTCAGACTCTGGTGGAAGATTCTTTGCAATCTCTTTTGCCTCTTCCCACAATGCCTCTTTCTCTCCATCCTCCCATGTAAGGTAATTAAGTCGAACGGCCATGTCATACCAGTAAATCGGAACATCATTAAAATCTTTTGAGTTAAAGTTCTTTAACTTATTCTCAAAGTCACGGTCATATTCTCTACTTGTTATTTCTCTTTTCTTCTCAAGTATTTCCTGCTCCAGCTTATCTTGCTTTTCCTTGTCAATCTGATAAGTAATCTTATTTCTATATAGCATATAAGCAGTAATAATCTTGCCTAATGTATGCAGATTAACTTTACCGTAAAACTTTATATCCTCATCAAGGTCTAACTGTTGGCAAGAAAATAATTCAAATGCAGTCTTAATCTCTTCGGGTGCAAGTAATTTGTAGTTCCTAACAATGTGATCGGCACTTTCCATGTAGTATTCCTTTGCACCGTCAATGCCATACAAAGGAAATAAAACGGTAATTAAATTGTAAACCTGGGAATAGGCAGATTGAAAACCAAGTTTCATTATCCTATTGTCCCTATGGTTTACAATTCGTTCAACGTGGCTTAAATTAGAATTGGTTTTGGCTGCTATTGCCGGTAAGTTCGTACTCATCTTGAGAAAATAAGTTAGGGTTAGCAATGTTGTTTTTTAACTTGGTCATAGTATCCCGTATGTCAAGTAGTGCGGACATATTACCGTAAAAATACGCTTTGTCCATAGTGGCAGAGGGTGTCTTTGCATCTACCTCTCTAAGGCTTCGATTGTAAAAACTGATTCTTGAATCAATAAAATCAACCACCTCTCTAATGTTTTTCAAGTCATTCATATTATAAAGTTTATTAGTTTACAATTCCATATCTTTTTTTCAAAAACTCAGCCGCTTCCGCGTTCAACTGCTCTTCCTTTCTTTGCTTACTTACTACTGGATTCATCGTCTGTACCTTGGCATAAAGGGAAGAAGACTGCCTGTAAAGTAATCCAATGTTAAAGTTCGCATTAATGTATTTGTCATTAAGCAACCAAACACCTTTTAGAAACGCATTAAGGTTGTCAATAGGATTATCCAGGCTAATGCTTTTAATCCATGTTAACAATAGTTTTATGTTCCTTGAGTCAATCGGATTAATAATAAGGTTGCCATTTAAAGTCCTTGGGTACTTTGCAGCGGAAACAGATTCGTGGAAAAGGCAAAAGCATTCGTAGGCCTGGTAAATCTCGTTGGGCTCACGGGGTTCTTTTTCTTTCTTTTCTTTAGCGGAATTTTCTTTACTTTCTTTTTCTTTTTGTGTGTTTAAATCATCAAGTTTTTTACGAGTAAAAGGATTTTTTATTTCCTGGTTTTCAAGTGTGTCAAACTTGTTTTGACTATATATCTCTGTAGTATTCTTTGTAGTATTCTCTGTTGTATTCTCTGTATTAGTTTCGTTAAATCCACTATTGTAGTTTAGTTGATTTGACGAATCCAGTTTAGTTGATTCCACTAAACTACTTTCGTTGATTTCACTAATCAGCAATTTATCATCTATAGTATAATGAGTCTTTGCCGGAACACCGTGTAATGTTATTTTTAAAAAAGACATTTGCTTTAACCTTGCTTTGGCATGACGCAATTCATTAACCGTAAGCATAGTTTCTTCCATTATTTCTGCATCACTTTTATAAAAGGTTCTGCCTTTAACTGCTGAATACCAATACATGATTTGACTGAGTAATAATCCAGCGTTTACGCTTCCTGTTAATTTTATATAGACGGGGTAAACCGCAATTGGACGTTGGTTAAGATTTATTAGTAGGTTTTTCATATTTGGTTAAGATTAGCAAATTCACCATGATATTTCTTAGCGGCTAAATTGTATGCATTAGCAGCTTGTTTTATATAATAAAAAGTTCCAAGATATATAGTTTTACCATTTATAGTAATTGTTGCTCTATACATTTTACTTGATTTTAAATAAAAAACACCTTTGTATCCAGAATTATTTGCCTTTGATTTAGGTTTATTCCACATATTTTGTTGGTGAGTACAATTCCGTAGGTTAATACGTCTATTGTCCAAGGTGTTGCCGTTGATGTGATCTGTATGGACACCTAATTTTTCACCAATAATTATCCTGTGCATTTTTTGATTAATGTATTTACCATTTATTCGTAATGATTTACGAACGGCATAATAATTATCACCTTGTTTATCGGCAAACCATTTTAATTTATTCAAATCTTCAAAATCAGCATCATCTACTATCGCAACCTTGCCTTGAGTTAACTGTATTTCTTTTGCCATAATTGTAAAAAAATAAAAAAAACCCGTTAAAGGCACTACTCTTTACGGGTTTATTGAGGTAATGATTCCTCAAATACCTTTTGCGGGGTAGTGCTTCCTGCAAAAGGTAATGCAAATATACTAAAAATTTAAAACACACATAGCATTAATTATTCTGTCTTTAGATATTTTAAAATATTTTTCATCTATCTCAATGCCTATAAATTTTCTATTATGTCTTAAGCATGATAAAGCAGTTGTTCCGCTTCCCATAAATGGGTCAATAATAATATAATCATCAGGAATAATTCCTATTATATTGTCCATGACCTTTAACGGCATCTGACAAGGATGTTCTGTTTTTTCAGCACTTACATTTTTAACTTGATTAATTTCCCACCAATCATATAATTTAGCAGATTTACCTTCTTCGATGCGTTTGGCAATTCTTTTGTCAGTTGGGTTTTTATAATCTTGAGATACTTTTTTAAAATCTGGTTTAAATCCAAAAAATGCTATGTCTCTATGTTGTTTTCCTGTATTACTATTATAAACCCAACTAACAACTTTTTCTGGAAACATACCTATATTATAGCTATGTTTATATAAGTTCTCTGGGTAATGTATAATTACTTGTTTGTTTGACCCAAAAATATTTGACAACCAATTATAATAATCGTCCTCTTTCATTTTATCAGAATAATTATTATAATGATAACCAATGTTAAAAGGAGGATCTGAAACAAAAATTACTTTATTATAATCAATGTTTAAATTCCTTAATACTAAGCTATTGTCACCATTATAGAGTGTTATACTATCATTGTATTTAACACTTGTGTATGCTAATTTATCATTTGTCATATTCGCCATTTTTAAATTCTTTATAAAGTTCTTCACATGATTTTTTTGACATTACTTTTTCTTTATTTTGTCAATACATATTTTATCATATTTATCTCTATCCTTCTTACGGATAGTAATTTCATTACCAATAAAATCATTTGACATTGTTAGAAAACTAACATCAAAAATACAATAAAAGTCAAGTTCAATTATTCCGTCATTAACAACACAAATATTATTGTTGTTATCATAAAAGAAATATATATCGTCCATAGCAATATCATGATATAGACGGGGATCATAGCGATGAAACAATTGGCAAATCTCAATGATTCTGTTTTTGATTTCATCATGCTGCTTAAAATACTCTTTATAATCATTCATAACTTTTGTTTTTAAAAAGTAACCCAGCGCAATACTGGGTTACAAATCACTCTAACACTATGTAAGCACCCAAAGAAAAAAGCAATTAAAATGGTAAGTCCTGACCGTCAAAATGGTCAACTTTACCAGACGGTGGTGTTGATGAAACTGGAGCAGACTCAGTCGTTGGCTTACCGCCAAATTCCAAACTACTGACACGGCAATTAATCATACCAGCTACCTCACCGTTTTTTTGAGTGTAAACATTTAATCCCCCTGCACCTTCAACAACTACATAAGTTCCTTTGGTAATGTACGGTTTCAATTTCTCCGCTCTTTCTCCCCAAATATTAGCCTGAATCCAAACCACCTTTTCTGATGGATTAGGTCCGTAAACCTTTTCTGTGTGAGCAACTGAAAAAGAACAAACCATTGTGTCACCAACGGTTTTAAGTTCAGCATCTTGACCAACTCTTCCTGATACTATAAGTTTAATCATTTTGTTTGTTTTTATAATAGTTGTTTAATAAAGACTCAATCGCTAATATTAATCCTGGCAATATAAAATAGCTAAAATGAATATTAGTATAATTAGTTGCATTGGCTAAAAACAATAACCAAAACACAATTTCAGCAATGCTTGTTCTTTGTAACATAGGGGCTATAGTTTAATGATAAAATAATTCTTTGGTAAAAATACAAAAAATAATTTAATAAAATACTTTTTTATAAAAAATAATGTATATTTGCATAAAAATAAATATTATGGCTGCTATTAAGAAAAAGAACGTAATGATGACAGAAGAAACCCATTGTAAACTTATGGAGATAAGAATGAGAGTTTACAAAACCAAGGGGCTATTGTTAACGATGGAGAAAACTATTCTGTATCTTATGGAAAATGAATCGAAAGATTAAAAGATAATTGTTTTTTGACTGTATTCGAAGCCGTGGTAATTTATCACGGCTTTTTTTATTAAGGGGCAGTATGCTGATGATAATGATTATAACAAGAACCAATTATTAAAATGGATTTCATAAAGGCAGGGGCATATATATAATGAAATAAATTTTACTATGATAATTATGTAAAATCAATCTTACGGTAGCATCATGCTCAAATGGGGTAGGGGCTATTGCTGATGGAAAGCACCAGGAATTTGGCAAAATGTAAAATCATTTTTGTAAATGAGTAAATTAGACATAAACTGTCAAAAGTATTATTGTCAAAACATATTGTAAAGTCAATCAATTTAATTTATGCATATAGGCATATACCTACTGGAAAGCGTAAAGGCATTACAATCCAAATCTATTGGCTATTTGTTTTAATTTAGCATACAAACTACTTACATTGTTTATCATAAAACACGCTTAAATCGTACGGTTTAATTTGTCAAAAAATGACAAGTCTTTTACCGACAAAGTTTATAAAACAACCAAGATAAATTGCAGAATAATTTGCCTAATAATTCAGCGTTTTAATTGCCAAAAAAAATGAGATAAATACCAAAAATTAATTTCAAAATTAAAATTGAAAATTTTAAAAAAAAATAAAAAAAATTTTTTGGAAAAATAAAAAAAACGGAAACTGCCGCCGCCGCCGCTGAAAAAATTTCGCCGCCGCCGCCGCCGCCGCGCCGCGGCTGGGAAACAAAATTTTCCCAAAATTTTTGGGCATCAACGGGAATGACGCAAAATTTTTTGGCTAATCAGCGCTAAAAGCGCAAAAAGTCCTATAAGTCCTATCAAAGAGGTCGGGTTTTTTGGCGGGCCAGTTTTGGGAGGTTTTTTTAAACCCTACTAAATTAGTAGGGTTTATTTGTCCTATCAAAAATGTAGGGTTAATTTTGGGCCGTCCAAGTTTTGCCGATCTCAAAAAAAGTTCTATTAAAAAGGTATGGTTTATTTTGGGCCTGAAAACAAATTTTTTAAAATTGATTTGATTAAAATATTTTGGGCCGTAATTTTGAGCGCAAAAAAAAAGATTAAAAAAAAATTAAAAAATATTTGCATTTATAAAAACTATATGTAAATTTGCATATCAATTTTATTTCAAACAGTCAAAAAAAAACAAAATGACAGCTTTACAATTTAACGCAAAACAGTTTTTTATCGAAAATGAAGATTTATTTTATGACTCTTATTTGAATGGTAATTCAAAATGGATAACAAGAATTTTAGAACATGAAGAGTTATTCATTAGATTATGTATCTATTTAAAGAAAGGTAATTTAATAGACTTTCGTTATTTAGAACAATGTTTCAATGAAGCATTAATCGAATTTAAAAAAGATATGCAACAATATTTTGCATAAAAAAATAGGATCCTATTTATTATAGGATCCTATAAACTTTATTTTTAACAGTCAAAACAACAAAAAAAATGGAAACAACAATTTTAACCACAATTAACCCAATTACTGAAGCATTCAGTAAATTAGCCAAAAGTTTAGGAGATCGTAAAAGTTTAGATTATTTAATTGAAAATTACGATGAAGAAACGCTAAAAACTGAATTAGTCAATTTTAGTAAAACTTACTTACTTTCTACAGTACAAAGCGAAATGGAAAGCATGAAGAAGTACAAAAGAAAATTATCTACCTTTGACGAACTTGTAAAATACCTAATTAAAAACGTTTGTTCTAAGGACGGTTTACGGCCGGCGATGTGCAAAGTATATAACGATCAAAAAAATGGTAATTTAGTAGCAACAGATGCTCATATTTTAGCTTGGCTACCTTTACAATATTTACCTATTTCTGACTATTTAGATAATATATGCAAAGAAGATTTACAAGATTATTATAAAATTTATAGCTATTCTGAAAATAGCTTTAAATTGGATAAATACGGCGACATTGTAAATGAAGACATGGATAATAGGTATCCTGACTATAAGGCCGTTTTTCCTGAAGCAAACTTATTAGATTATCCTTATTTTTCAATTAATCCTTATTTGTTTAATGGATTAAAAACAATTAGTAAAATTGCCAAAAAATTAAAGATAAATATTTTAATGGTAAAATTATCTTGCCTTGAATATAACACATATTTAAATATATCCTTATTAGTAAGGTATATTGATTTGCACCAAAAATTATATGGCAATTATACTTTTTTGACATTGACTCGCAATGGATATGAAGAGGGAAAGGCTTTATATAATGTAGATATTTCCGGAAAATATAAATTATTATTAATGCCTTGCATAAAGTCAGATGAAGAAAATATTTTAGATCTTGATTTATAAACCAACAAAAAAAGGATCCTATATATTATAGGATCCTATAAACTTTTTTAAAACAGTCAAAAACAAAAAAAAATGGAAACAACAGATTTTATTAACTCTTTAAAATGTTCAGATCTACAAAGTTTTGTACTTGTGCTTCAGGCTTATAATAGTCAGTATGAAACAAGAAATTTAAATATAGAAGATATTGGATTCAATATGTATTCAGGATATGTATATTTTGCTTTAGAAAATGGTATTACAATTTGTTCTTGTTTTGGTAATTCTGTAGAATATCTTACTACAAATTATAAAAACGGCGAAGAAAACTTTTTTTATACCTACAGTGAAGCAATAAATTTCTTAAAGTACGGCGACGAAGAAAGCGACGAAGAAAACGACGAAGCATGAACAAAACTGAATTAATTGTTTCTTTAATACTTTCAGATTTTTTTTATTATGTCACTATTTTTTTAATACTTTACTACATTTATAAAATGGATCAAAAAGGTAGAAAGGCAATAAGAGACAAAAACAAAATAGATTAATTTTTTAACAGTCAAAAACTAAAAAAATGAGATTTTACGTATTAATTGAATGGAACGGTAAAGGATCAGGGGAAACAGTAAAAAAAAGTAATAGGAAATTAGACATGATTATTTTTAGAAATTTTATCTATACAGTAAAACAAGCTAAAAAGAAATATTATCTAAATTACTTTAATTCATTAGATGTACCTTGTAGTGAGATATTAACCTACAAAACAGAAATAGATTATTTAACCGGCAAAGATCCTTTAAGTAGAAAAGTATATTATTAATAAACTTTATTTTAAAACAGTCAAAAACAAAAAAAATGGGAAAATTTAAAGAATCATTATATATAAATACAGAAAAATTTGCTAATAAGTACGGCGACATTTTTATAAGTTTGTATTGTTATGAGTACAACAATGAATACAAAAAACCGTGTGACCTACCTAAAGAATTAGATCAAACTGTAATTGATACTATTATATTTTTGTTAGATCATTATTTTAATTCTATCTTAGAAGATGACAAAGAAATAAATATTAATTTAATAGATACAGAAATGTTATTTGATTTATTAGAATTGTATGACTATTAAACAATCAAGGTAATTTTATTAAAGGGTATCCTAATTTATTTCAGGATACCCTTTTTTATTGTTACTAAACAAAGTAAATAAATTTGTCTCATATTTTGAATGTAAGAAACAATAAATAAAAGTAAGTATATAACACTACATTAAAATAAAAATAGCTTAAATTTAAAATATAGAGTTTATCTTCAGTACCTGACTGTATTGTATATAACCTATCATCTTCAGTACCTGACTGTATTATATATAACCTATCATCTTCAGTACCTGACTGTATTATATATAACCTATCATCTTCAGTACCTGACTGTATTGTATATAACCTATCATCTTCAGTACCTGACTGTATTATATATAACCTATCATCTTCAGTACCTGACTTTATTATATATAACCTATCATCTTCAGTACCTGACTTTATTGTATATATTCTTATAAAATATACATTTTAGCCTTATTTAACCCTGAAAGCAAGCAAAACAAGGCAAAAAAGAGCGAAAAAAGGCAAAAAAAGCCTATTTTGGCCAAAAACCCTATAAAACCTATCGGACATGTAGGGTTTCAAAGGGCGGGGCAGGGTCAGGCCGATTTTGGCACGAAGAACCAT